CTTCCTACGGTTCAATAAGGGCCTAGGAGAGACGATGGCGGTCGAACATGAGTTCTCAGTCGATCTAGCCGAAGGAATCAAATACAATGGCTTTATTGACCGTATAGTGAAGGGTCAGCAGGGCGGCATCCTTATCATCGACTACAAGACTTCCAAGAGGGAGAAGTCTAAGGTAGAACTTTCTAGGGATAAGCAGCTTATCGGATACGCATACGCGGTATCCAAGGAATTTAATATCCCATTAAATGAGATCTGGTGCGCTCACTATTATCCACTAACTGATAACTTAGTGGCAGTTAAGTTCCCTCAATCCTCAATTAATATGTGGCGGGAGAAGGAAATTAATAAGGTCTGGAAGATCCGCAAGAAGAAGAAAGACGAGTTCCCGGCTATGCAGAATGAGTTCTGTGACTGGTGTGAATACCGACCACTTTGCCCCTTATTTAATGATGCATGCCAAGTCCAGATTAGATTGGAGGAGCAAGCTAGGCTGAAGGATCAGGAGAAGGATAAAGATTTATCTAGTATCAAGGGATGATAAATAGATATGTCTATAGCATCAAAGAAGTTTTTAACTTGCTCTATTGAGTAACCACATTTCTTTGACAAGTGTTTAGTTAATGATTCCAGCTTAATAGGTTTTCTGTCTTTGAGAGATTTAATTACTTTACTTTGAAATTCTTTTATGAATCTAATACTAAATCTAAATCTCCATTTATCTGCAAATTCATCACTTAAAGTAAAGTTAATCAAGTCAATAAAGTCAACAATATCTACATCAAGGTTAGTCATAAGTAAGTTATATAATACATATTAGAGGCAGCGAATTTAAAATTTCTCAACGAATCTTAAATTTTTCAAGGATATTACAACCATGTTTAATTATTTATTTGGCAGAGCAAGAAATGAAGAAAGTAAACAGAAACTTGCAAGATTTAATAAAACCGTATTTGAGAGATTATTTAATAAAACAGCTAGGGAGTTAGTAAATTCTGGGATACCAATAAGATATTCTTTAACCAGATTAAAATTTATAGATGTTAAAAACAGTAGATCACTTATTACCAGAATAGGACCGGGGGAAATAATTAGATTAAATTATGAGGGGTCAACTATTAAAAGAATATTCCTCACGGCGTATACGGGAAAAAGCCCTAAAGGATGGTTTAACTCTACCAGGGATAATACTTTATTGTGCTGTTTTGAGGTAAACGAGAAGTCACTTAGTTTTAAATTAATCTTGAAATTACTACATAAACATGCAGCTAGATGTAAATATAACCTAGTTCCATCCTTTTTAAAGATTATTTTTGGTGTAAGTGCTTATAAAACTTTAAATGTTGAAAAGATTAAAAACTTACAGGTGCTATTAAGAGATGAAGATTTAATTTAAATAGTATATAAGGTATTAAGGATATTAAATGGCTACAAGCAGAAACCCTAATTTTGGAGACTTATCTAATGAGATAAGGAACTTTACCAGAGCTTTACGGACTGATCGTGAATCTATGCGTCAAGCCTTAACTGCTAATAGCAATGCAATTAATAACTTAGCTAATTCCTTTCGTAACTTAGGTAACCTTAATTTTACTCAGTTATTAACTAACTTTGATAGATTTGCCAGACTTTTAATAATTTCACAAAATAGAACTACTCGCGCTGTAAGAAATAACTCTGGAAATAATAATCAAAACCCGTTAGTTGGTGGTCCTTTCCCAGCAGCACCAATTCCTGTTTTTGTAACTAACTTTCCCCCAGGTATTGGTGGTGGTGGAGCTAGCGGAACTGGTAATGATGACGAAGATGATGGTAAGATAAAAGGATTAAAAGGAACTATACTAACAAAGCTTGCAAGTATTGGTTCAAATTTTAACAATAGGTTATATCAATCATTTAAAAATATAGATGAAATTCAAGCCAGAGCATTAGGTAGTAACACCATGCTTCAGCAAATGAACTTACCATTTACTGGAATTTCAATGGATAAGTTGGCTACAGAATTATTAAATCTTAGAGAAGAGGGCTTTAAGAATGTTAGTAACTCCACGATGCAGTTGATTGGGACGATGAAGGTTACTAATCAGAATACAGCATCTTTAGGTAAATTCTTAGTTGACACTTCTTTAAAGATTTCTCTTAACAATAGCCAAGCTGAAAATTTAGCTCAGAGTTTATCTCAGTTGTCTATTCAATATGGAGTTACTCAAGAAAAGTTGATCAACTCTATCAATCAATTATCAGAAACTTTTAGAACTGCAAATCTATTTGGCAAAGGTGCAGAAACTGCTAAAGGTGCTGCACAAGTTATTGGAGAACTTGGAGTTAGGGTTACAGGATCTGTTCAAGAGTTAATAGGATATTTAACTGAATCAGGAAGAGAGTCAGCAGGCTTATTAGCTCAGAACTTCAGTATTCAAAATGAGTTCTTAAGTGCAAACTCTTCTTCTCAAGCAGAATTGATAAAACAAGCTGCCAATAATATTGTTAGCACATTTAAATCTATGGCGGGTGGAACTCCTGACGCTGTAGGAAAAATACAAGCTGATGCTATAGCTCAACAACTAGGTGGAAGGAAAACAGTTGATGCTGCATTTGCAATGGTAGCTGCAATGCAAGATGCTGTAAAAGCAACTGACCAAAATGTTCAAAACACAACTACCTTCAAATCAGCACAAGAAGTTTATAACGATTCAATTGCTAAGTCTGCTTTAGCATTAGAGAGAATTGCTAATAAACTTAGTCCAGAAACTAAAAGTGCTTTAGGTAAAGGTGCCGCTATTGCTGGGACTATTGGGCAGGGAGTTTTAGTTAGCCTCGCTGGCCGAGCAGCCGGGATGGCTTTAGCTGGTGCTGCTGGAGGTCCTATTGGAGCTACTTTAGGTGCTATTGTTGGCCTGACGATGGCTGGGTATGAAATATACACGATGATGTCAGAGTCACAGGCCGAAGCTGCTGTTGCGCAAGCTCAGGTAGCTGAAAATACAAAAGTATTGGCTGATGATGTCAGGAAAAAAGATTTATCTAAAATAGATAAACCTAGAACATCATTATTGGATGTACTCACTAATCAGATATCTATGCTCGGACCCCAACAAAATGATGTAGATGCAGCCAAACTTAAACACATGGAAGATCAAAAAGAATATTTGAGTGAAATAAATAATAAACTTCAATTGATGTTAAATAGCGAAAAGCCGCTTTCTAGGGCTGGAAGGTAATTTATGGCATCAAATAATCAAATAATAAAAAATCGTTATCTCGCAGAAAGATCATTTATGTATTATATATATCCTCAACCTGCGGGCCAACCATCCTTAGAATTTTATTTTCCTTTTTTAGAAAATATTGAAATATCAGAAAATCAAAAACCAAATTTAGCCACGTATGATTTACTAGGTAGGAATGGAAACTTGTATGCTTATTTAGGATCAAGATCAAGAGAGTTTTCACTTAAGTTTAATATCACTCTTTTAAACGTATTAGATTATATAACTAACGTTGGATTAGGATCTCAATTTTTAAATAAAATTGTGGAAGATAAAGATTACTACAATTTATCAAAAAATTCTTTACCTTTAAGTGAGTTTACTTCAAATACTGCAAATAATAAAAATAGAAATAAAAATGCTAACTTTGAAAGAAGGGTGCAAGAATCAATAGCAGCTATTAATGATCCATCCACAGGTAGTAAATTACTTCAATCATTTATTAATTTTAGTGAAGGGTCTGTAATAGCTAATAATGAAAATAGTGAAAGATTAAATAATTTTTTAGCAATAGAAGCTAGCAGATTAAATGCATCAGATAAATCTACTAAAGATGCAGTTAATTATACTATTGTATTATTAAATATTATAAGAACATCAACTATAAATAATAGCAAAAATACAAGCCTTGGTCCACCAGCAATATATTTAAATCATGGAACTATGTATAATAACATCCCTTGTATTTGCACTGGATATAGTATAGATATTAAAAATGGTGCTGGGTATGATTTACTTTCATTAACTCCAAGACAAATTTCAATATCTTTAACTCTTTCAGAAAATAGAACTGGAAATTTTGGAGAATTTAAACCATTTCAATATTTAGAGGGTGAAAACATGGCTGGATGGGAGGCTGTAATAGAACAAGGAACTTTAGATCCTTATAATTCTAGTATAAGAAATTATTTAACTAGTTAGTAATATGGAATATATAAATCATTACACCCTTGGGTCTTTTACCGTTGATCATAATGGTAAATCTATTCAAATATCTGACAGAGATTCTTTAGTATCATTTATAAAATCATTAGAAAATGTAAGATTTGAAGTATTCTATATTCCACTAGGGTATGAGCATAGACCTGATTTAATTTCTAATAAATTCTATAATACTGTATCTAAAGATTGGTTGATTATGATGTTTAATAACGTATCTGATTCTTTTCAGGAACTAAATGTGGGGGATAGACTTCTAATTCCTATCATCTAATTATGGCAAAAGTGTTAATCCCTAACATATTTATAACAAATAGATATGATACAATAAAAGAATTTTTTTTAAATCCTGAAAAAAAATTTACAACTTCTGAATTACCATCTAGTGATGGATCATTATTAATAACTCCAAAGAAAAATAAATATTTACAATCTTTCGATTATTCATTTAACTATTCACAACAATCAAAAGGTCCTTTATTAGTATTAGAGTTTGTAGATACTGATGGAAAATTTGAAGAGGAATTTTTAATTAAACCATATGATGCTTTGAAGTCTCAAATTCATAGTGCTATTAATAAAAATAATGAAGCAGTAGAAGCAGCAGTATCTAAATTAAAAGAAATAAATAGAACAGAAATTGTTAGACAATTAGAAGATTTAAATTCTTTATTTGCAATTGTTGATAGAATCTATGTTTCCTTTGGAGAGGGAACAGACCTAGGGGATTGGTCAGACCCTCTTGCCTTTACTGTAATTGGTAGAAAAATTGATGTGCCTGCTAATGGTTTGAAAAAATATAAATTTACATTTGTGCCAAGTGTAAACGCATTATTTAGACCAAGGTTAAAGTTTAACCAAGAATCTCCAAACCCTGAAAGAGAATTTTTCTTTTTAGATAATTCTTATGTTAGCATAGGTGGATTGATACCTTATTTTTACCCTAGAAATTATGATACAATAAATATTTTATATAACTTACTAGAGGATTATATTAGTAAAATTACTTTAGTAAATTCACGTAATATTATCGGTATATTACCTCAAATTTATGAAAATAATGGAGCTGGAATTGGAAATTTTGGACTTGGAATTGAAAATGCATTAGAAAATTTATTTAATATAAAAGTAGTTACAGCCAAGGAATATTCAGATAAATTTTCTGATATATCTAAAAAAGTAAATACCAGTCCACCTTTATTTGGTAAACAAGTTAGTGAAGAATATGAGCAAAGGAAAAATTCTAATAAATTTTATTCTATAACTGCGGATATTTTAGACACTAAAATTAATCCAAAATTACCAAACTGGCAATCACCTTTTGATAAAATAAATGTTGGATTAAAATCTTTATTAAATTTATCGACAGATAATGATTTTACATTAATACAAGAAACAAATGTAAGATTATTAAAATTTTGGCAGGAGTTAGGATTGATACAGGATGCAAGTAAGCCATGCATTATTTTTGGACCAGAGAGAATGATTTATGAATGGCTACATGTCATGATGATCCCAGGAGAAACTGATGCTCTTACAGCAGCAGCTTTAGAGGAGGTTAGACCATCTGTAGATTTAGCTCAAACTTTAAATGATAATGATAGAGTTCAAAAAATTTATAATATTTTAAATGATTCAACTTATAAATTACAATATGCTAGCAAATTAAAGAAAAATAAAAGCAGTTCTCTCTTCAAGGAAAAAATAATAGTAGATGAGTTTGCTTTAAAAAGTAAAAATAATTTTATATCTGAATATTTTAATACTAATTCAAAACTAGCTGAATTATTAGACATTCCTGTTTTTACAAATAATATAAAAAATAGTAATGTATTAGATATTCAATTACAAAACGATGAAGTATATTTTAATTCAATTAGAATTGCTATTGAAAAAGATTATGCTAAATATTTTCTTACTCAAATTTCAGAGAATATTAAAAATATAAGTATTAAAGGTATTAATATAGGGGACTTAGGTGAGAAATATAATTTTATTATAAGGAGATTAAAAGGAACTGATAGACCTTCAGACGAATTTAATGTACCTTTTGATCCTGTCTCAGATTTTGAGATAGTTAAAAAAATCTTAATTCAACAACTTTATATTGCTAAAAGGGATGAAATACAATTTAAAAATATAGATGATTTATTAAGATTACAAATAAAAAGAAAATTAATTCCTTATACCACAGATATAGAGTTTTGGGACTATCCAGACCCCACTAATTCAAGGGAACAAAAATATAGATTACAAACACCAGAAGATATTGAAAAAGAAATTATAGATAAAGTAAAAATTGATAAATTTTATAAAATATCAGAATATAGAGATTTATTACTTAGATTTAATTTTATATTAGAGTCTTTTGGTAGGCTAATGATTAAAGATCCTACAAGTTTAGATTTTACTAAACTTTTAATAGCTTATGCAGCCTATGCATCAGATTTAGTTAAAGTAAATTTTAATTCTATTGAGTCTTCCAACAAAAATATAAATGAAAATTTCAAACCTATTGAAAAATTAGAAGAATATTTTAAATATGCTACATTAATGATGAATATGTTTGTTATCCCTGGAGTTCAAGATGTTGTAAGCAGAAATCAAATAATAACTTTTAAACCTAAGGACTTTGGATTAAGTCAATCAAATTTATTAAGTGAATTAGCATCACACATTTCAAATAATGCCTATTTATTAAATATTAAAACTTTACCATTTTTTCAAATAAGCACATACAAAGATTTATTTTACAAACCATGTATTTTATTATCTAAAAAAGTATTGTTAGAATCCCCTGTTAAATCATCAAAAGATGACTCTGATTTTTTCACAGGGGTATATAACATACTAGGATTTAGGCACGTAATAACTACCAGAGATTGTTACTCACAGTTCCTATTATATAAGAATACTATAAAGGCAATATTGAATTAATCATGGAAATAGTAAAAGGAACAGTTGGAGTTTACACGCCTGATCTTGTAGAGTTCAAAGAATTTAAAGTAACAATCTTTGGGCAGAAGGAAGAGGTAAAGGCAATTTATTGCACACCTCACCATGCCAGATACAATTCAGGAATGTATGCGCCGCCAGAGCCGTTCTCTCAAGTGTTGCTAGCATACGATGGTAGAGACTATTACTATCTATCAACCATAGTTGATTATCCTAAAGAATATGGAAAGATAGCTAAGGATAAGGCAGGACAACCACTACCTCTTTACTCCGAGAAAAAAGTATTTAATGCTTCTGGGTCTCCACAATCAGTATTTTTTAGAGATAGCACTGGGGCAGGATTAAAGGTAACAAATTATAGAAGCCCTAAGGAAAAGATTGTATCTAGAACTGAGTTACGAAGCACTGAGGGTCATCAACTTGTATTAAGTGATAGCCCTGAGCAAGATTGCGTTATGCTCCGAAATAAGAACGGTGCAGGTATTGTAATTAATTCTAAACGCAACTTTTTACATAGTGATAATTCTATTTCTATATTCTCTCAAAACTCTCATAGGTGTGTAGTAGATAACGGTGAAATAAGACTTAGAATTACTGCCGGTAGGGACATTACTCTCGTCAACGAATCTGGCCCAGGATCGGCTTTTATAGCCGCTGCAAGGAATGCTGACCCAGGATCTGCTCTAGCTGCTGCATCTGTTGTAGCGAGTAATCAATGGGGTAATGTTAATCTTATTAGTCGTTGGAAGGGCGTTAATATTTATACTGGACCAGACACTGCTGCCGGACCAGATGTAGGTTTAGGTGGTGACATTTTAATGTCAACTTTAAATCCAATTAGCGTGGTTCAAATAAATTCAATGGGGAATGTAAAAATATTCTCTAACACTGGTTCAGTAACTATAGAAGGAACTGCTGGATTAAATTTACATTCAATTGGACCTATAAAAATTCAATCTGAAACATCTGTAGATATGCAAGCTCCATTAATAAACCTTAACGCTGGACAAATTTTTGGTGCTTATGCTGGAGCTTCTTGCAATATAGGTGTTGCTGGAGTTCCATTGAATTTAAATAGTCCAGGTAATATACCAATTATAAGTCCAATTAATCCTTTGAATTTAGTTAGAACTGTAAATCCTTATGGGAGATAATTTATATGGCTGTATTTGATGCTAAAGCTTTTGCTGCTGTTGCTGGTAACGGTGGTGGTCCGGTAGAGGCAGTAGGAACTGCATTCGGAGTTCCTAGTTGCATGATTAATTTAGCAAATGATTTATTAAATTTGCTACCTTCTGAAATACTCCAAGGAATTAAGGATGCGATGCTTGAGGGTGTTACCGCAGCAGATGATGTTGTTAAAAGTATAGTAGCAAATTTGTTTGGTTGGATGGGAATAATTGAATGGGATACAGAGGAGGGTGGATTTGTATTTAGATCAAAAGCATCCAAACTAGCTGCTGAAAAATCTGGAGTACTAGGTGTAATAAATGGATTTTTAAAAGCTGCTGCATTTGCTTCAAGACTTTATGAAAACTATCAAACTGCTAGAAGCCAAATTGAATCAATGTACCGATGCATTAAGGACTTTCAAACTTATTTAAAATATGCAAATGGTAATGCAGCAAATGAAGTATCAAATTTAACTGATGTACAGTATGATGAATATATAGATACACTTTATAATAACGAAAAGCAACAGATGATGGTTGCATTAGACTTTATTGATCAATGTAACGCACAAATTGAATTGATTGATGGTATTTTAGAAGACAGAAGAAATAATCCAAGTTTAGAACCATCTTTCCTTTGTGAATTCTATAGTGAATTATCTGGAACTGGACTTAGGATTGAATGCGATCCTGCAACTCAAAAAGCCAAAGAAATCTTTAGATTAGTTTATGGACCACCTAAATCTACTTATGGACAATTTATATTATCTAAAGATGGATTATACTTTGATTCTCAGACTAATGGAATTTATCCAGCATTAAATCATTTATTCTTTAAACAAGCTGCGTTTCCCAAAGGTGATAAATGGAAATTTAAACAAGATCCAAATATTGGCGGAAGGGGTGATTCATTCTCAACTAATGATTTAAAACTTTATGTAAATACTATACTAGATCCCTCTAAAATTGATGAATCAGAATCTCTAAAAGATTATTACAATTCGGATGCATTGTTACAAGAACTTTTGGGTAATAAAAATAAAAGAATTTATGATTTATCTTCTCAGTTATCAGAGCTTATAGAGGGTAATGCTCCAACGTCAATTATAACTAATTTTAAACAAGCAATAATATCAGAGAGTTTAATTATTCATGAAAAAATAAATAAACGAAAAAAGCAGATAGAATTAGCAGTTGTATTACCTAGAATTTATGGAACTAATATAGAATATCAAATTGGAAAAATACCAATTAATGATTTTTCTTATTTGGCTGGTTTGAATATTTCTTTAGATTTACAAAAACAAAAAGCATTAACATTCAGTCAAGTAGATATTTCAGGAGTTGTATCTCCTTTAGAGACAACTACACCAATATACTCTGTACCTAAAGTTAATACTAAAAATACTAATTTTGAACATTTAATTATTGCGGAAAATGGAGCAGGGGCAATAATTTACGATGGTAGTAGTGTTTCATCTACTGATGCAGTTGTATTGCAAGCTGAAAACGTATTGACTACAGATTCTTTGTTTGCAATGTATAACTTTTTAGATACTGATATTGAAAGTCCATCTTCCACAGTATTTAGTTCAAGAAACTCTGCTTCCCAAAGCACTGAACTCTATGGTCAGTTAGTTGCTGAAAGCCAATCTGATGTATTTGAAAGAGGCTTAGGTGTTCCTTACTTCCAAGGAATAACTAAACATTCTAATACTTTACCAGGATCTTTATCTGGGCTTGGAAGTTTCTTTAGGTTACCTAATGAAAGACAGTTCAATGATTTATTATACAATAATACTGGAGCGAGTATAGATTTCTGGGTTCATGTTAATAATCTTAGTTCAATAGCAAATGGGTATAACGTTGGTAACGTTTCAAGTCTTTACAGACTTGTGTTATCTAACGAAAATACTGGATCTGTGGGGGATGTGAATACTAATACAGAATATATATCTAATGATTTTTCAAATAAACATGTCAGAGGATTTATGATGGGATTCACTCGGGATAGAAGATTAACTAAGGGTCTTCCTGCTAGTGAAATTGATTCAAATAATCCTGCTTCGGGCACTGTATTCTTCATAGCCCCTACACAATCAGTCACCGCATCATCTGTTGCTCTTATAAATAGATCAGCTTATGATTCACAGGATTGTAATGTTGGAACAAAATACCACTCAATGACCTACCCTATAAGTTCAATAATTAATGGGGTTGCATTATCAGCGTGTCAAAATACGTTCTGCCATGTCGCTGTAACATTTGATCCCAAAGAAGATTCTATTAATTTCTTTGTTGATGGTAAGAAAGTTCAAACTTCAAGCATGTCTTATGTTTTTGGTATAGAGCCTAATCACATGCCTAATTTACCTACTGCTGCTGCTGCGAACAGTTTTGAGTATAACTCTTATTCTGTCGGATCATCTGCACCTAACTCATTGAAGTATGGACCTAAATTTGATGCTTTCAGAGGTCCAAATGGGGTAATTTTAAAGTATACCCCTTGGATTGTTGGTGGTGGGTATACGGATGGTTTATATAATAAAGGTAATTTCATGGGCGGTAAGTATGGTGGAATTATAAGTGGTCTAAGAGGGCATTTAGGTAGCATTAAATTCTATTCTAAACCATTAAATTCTTCGGAGATAATAAATAATTATAACACTCAAAAGAATTTCTTTAAGAATATTGATACTTCTAAACTATCCTGAGGATAATTAAATGGTTTTTAATAGCACTGTCGAAGTTTATGGAAAAGGAGTTCCCAGATCAGCGGGATTCCTAACTAAAAGAAAAGCTAATAAATTTTTAGGATTTAAATTTCCAATATCTAATATTGAAGATGGTGGATTTTTAAATAGATCAGCCGATATTGAAGTTATAAAAGCTGGTCTTAGGCAGTTGCTACTTACCCGCAGAGGGGAAAGAGTGATGCTCCCTAACTATGGAACCAATTTAAAAAATTACTTAATGGAGCCGTTGGATCAGGCAACTTTAAGTCAAATAAGAAGAGAAATAGTAGAATCATTCGCTAAATATGCTGTAGGAGTTAAATTATTAAAAATACAAGTATTCCCTAGTGATAGTCCAAGCCTATCAGGAGGTCATTTCTTGTATGTTAATTTATTTTGCTCTATTAAAGAGGAAGATACAGTATCTTTTGAAGTTAAAGTAGAGATAGCATAATGGCATTTAAAGGAACAGTAGAATCAGATTTTTTAAAACTTGCTAAAGTTGAAGAAGTTGATAAGCAAAAATTAATTAATTTTGCCTCTACAGACTTTTTAACTTTAAGAGATTCATTATTAAACTACATAAAAGCTGTTTATCCTTTAGATTATAATTACTTTTCAGAATCAGACTTTGGCATGATGCTCATAGAGTTAGTCTCCTACATGGGACATATTCTATCCTATAAGGCTGACTACTTGGCTAACGAGAACTTTTTAAAGACTGCAAGATCAAGAGAGAGCGTAAGAAACTTAATGCAGTTAATAGGTATCAGAATGAAGGGTCCAATAGCTGCGGCTGCAAATGCATCTTTAACTTTAGATCAACCAGTGTCATGGTCTGTAACTGGGACTGGATCTTATGTAACTGTAAGCGCAGCAGATAGAGTTATTAGCATAACATCCCCAGAAGATAACCTCCCATTAACTTATACTTTGTATAAGGTATCCCCAGATGGAGATATAGATACTGCAAACGCAAATGGAAGTATTGTAATTTATGAATCAGAAAAAACTTCAGCAAACACTTTAACTAATTTGGTTTTGCTTGAAGGCTCATTAGTTATTGAGCAAGGAACATTTGTTGACACAGAATCATTAAAGAGTGTAAAATTACAACAAGGCCCAATTATTGAAGGTAGCGTTCAAACAGTTATAACTGGACAGGAATCTACTAACGGTGTTTATCGACAAGTAGACAATTTATTCTTTGCTTCGGGCTCAGATGATAAAGTGTTTCAATTAATATCTGATAATAATTATGGTGGAATTGTAGTATTTGGTGATAGCAACCTAGGCAAAGTCCCAGCTATTGGAGACAGTTATACCATTATTTATAGAATTGGCGGTGGTAGTAGAGGTAATATAATTTCTAATTTAATAAATGCACCAGTAAACATTACATATGCAGATATAAGTGGAACTTACAGGAGCTTAACTGCCACTGTTGTAAACACTTCACAAGGCACTGGGGGAACTGATGCAGAGACAATTGCTCATGTAAAGAAGTATGGCCCACTAATGTTTAGAAGCCAAAATAGGCTTGTAACTTTATCTGATTATAAAACTTTCGTGAATAGTTATATATCTTCTTATGGCTCAGTGGGTAAGGCTACGGTTGCAACTAGAAGAGCATATTCCTCTGCTAACATTATTGATGTTTATGTTTTAGAAAAAACAAATAATACTCAACTTAGAAAAGCTACACCTGAATTTAAAAGACAAATAGCGGAAGCAATACAAGATAAAAAAATGCTTACAGATGAAGTTGTAATGGTTGATGGTTTGATAAGAACTCTTGACGTACAAATTTCATTAAGACTTGATAAAAAATATGAAACTTTAGAAAATACTATAAAAAGCAAAGTAAACAATAAAATTTCAGAATTCTTTAATATTGATAATACAGATTTTGGAAAAGAATTTAATCCTCAAGATTTAATGTATTCAATTTTTGAAGTAGAAGAGATTAGATTCGCAACAATTGATAATATCCCAGAAGCTATTCAAGTTAATTTTAACGAAATAGTTCAATTAAATAATTATACTTTAAATTTCTATTATGTCTAGTCCAGTTAAATTTATAGATAACAGACAGTATCACAAATCAAACTATAGTGATGCTTTAAAATATATTATTCCAAATCTATATTTTGAAGAGGATTATGCATTAAAAGATAAACAAATAGACATCCTAGATCAAATAATAAATTCTCATTTAAATGTAATAGGAAATATATCTTCAATAATAAATGTAAGTTCTATCCCAGGATCAATTTATAGCTCATTAAATACCGCAGAAGGAATTTCAAAATTTTTCGTAAAACAAAATAATTTAACTAATATTAGTATTGACGATTTTGAAAAATTAATTTTACTCCCTCTTAATAATTCATTTAGAAATTTTAATTCAAGTTCACAATTTTCAGATTATTTAAAAAATACATTACTTCCTGGGATAAGACTTAATAAACCTACATTGGACTTTTTAGATGGTGGATCAGTTAGTGCAAATCATGATTACTTAGTAACTAACCTTTCATGGTTATACTTTTTAAATTTAAGTGGACCACCCTCTTTAACTTATAACCCATCGTCGTTTGTTCATGATATTTTAATTGAAAATACCTACAACGCAAAAACTATAAATCTTAATGATGCGATGAGAGGTTTGTCTTATTATATTTGGAAAAATTATTTAACTAAACCAGCATGGCAATCTTTAAATATTCTTCCAAATGACTTTACTCCATTATCATCTATTACAAACACAACTTGGACAAGTGGAACACAGCAATTAGAAAAACTATGCACTTTAATAGATGTAGTATACTCTCCATTATATATTGATGATGGAGATGTTAAAGTAAAAGATGCTATAAATGATTACTTAAATACTTCATACCTTTTAACAGATAAAAAACTTCAGGGACCATTTTTAAAATTATTAAAAGCATTTTCTTTTGCTTTTGCAGATTACTCAAATCAAGTTGACAGATTAGAAATATTAAATGATTTAGATAATTGTCCAGATGATTATTTGCCATTACTTGCAGATCTAATTGGGTGGAATCTTTTTGGAACTGATCCAGGTAGATGGAGATTGCAGCTAGCAAATGCTGTCAACATCTATAAAATGGTAGGAACTAAAAAGTCCATACAATTTATAGCCAATTCTGTATTCGGGCAAGATGTGTTTAATGTCAGTTCAAATATATTTGAACTTTGGGAATCTTATGTTCCTTATTTAATTTATTATGCACTTGCAACAGAATCATCCTTATTGAAAGACTTCACTACTTGGAACTCACAATTAGCAAATAATTTAGGTTGCGGATTTAGTTTTAGTAGTATGGATGATAATTTAAAATATTGCACTGATAAAATTATCAAAGATTTAGTATATCAATTTAATTCACAATTTTTATTAAATAGCAAACCATTTCCATTAGATACTGAAAACTTTGTATTTAATTATCGCAATAAACAAAATCCTATTCCACCCTTTGAAGAAATTCCATATTATTTAGATGTAATAATAACTGAAGAGATGCTTGAGTCTATAAGTGATAGACTTGTTTGTTTTGGAGTCAGAGAAGATTTTGCAAATCAATTAATTGATTATATTAGATCACACACTATTGATGCACTAGAAGATTATTCAATTAGAAATAGCTGGTTGATGTTTACACCAAGTGCAGAGTATGCCCCAAACTGGGACTCAGTAATTGAGAATATTTCTAACAATAAAGTAGAGTATCTTTCATTATGGAATGGTAAGTCATCCTACTTCCAAGTTCTTTTTGATGCATCCAGTTTTGATTTTACAAAAACTTCCTTAGAGGCAGATTCTAAAGAAGTTTTAAAGATAACTTCACAAGCTATAAATAATTTCTCTCCAGCAAAATCAGTTCCTAATGTAACTCTAAGAGCATCAACAGAAGATGATTACTTATCTGATAATATTACGTTCCCTTACTTAGGATTAGATAAGGTAGATTATGCGTCATTAAAGTATACTAGCGGTGCTGCTTTGGCTGGATTTGGCATGTCAGCCTTAGTTATGGGAACTTACAAGAGGGGTTTGACTCCAACCTCTGTAAACTCATTTGGTCGTTTGGATGTGGATAGTCTTCAAGATAATCTAATATCATCACAAGGAACTGTAGCTAATTTACCAAGAAGAAATCATAGAAGAAGAAATTATAAATTAACACTACCTAGAGATGGTTATTATGATCGCACAGGATTCAATATGCCAACACCATTGAATTCTTACAGTGCTAATGGATATAATTTCTTACCACTAGGTTTAATACCTTCTTCGCAAACATATGTAACTATACCAAACTACAGCAGTATTCCAGATATTTATAGTAAATGCGAAGGATTAAATTCTAGTAGTGTATATTCAGGTTTAATTGTAAGTAACACTTATCCAATTCGTGGTTGGAGAGGTATTGAATCAAATGCTAAAATTAATCAACTAGGTAGGAGACCTGATTATTATTTTGATTATGGTCAGTTGCACCCTATTATGGCCGTTATGCATTATATAGGAGAACAAAGTAAGATATTACAAGCATCATCCTACTACTATAGTAATCCAGAAGAATTTACATCTTATGGCGCATGGCAAAATATTTTACAAAATTATGCAAACAGTTCTACAGAATTTAATAAAGCATTTCCAAGTTCATATAATGATTATATAAATTTTTCTTTTGGTAGAGAATTTCATAAGTTATTTAATATTTATACTCATGAATTTCAGAGACATACTCTAGATCCTAGAGTTATGTATTTAGATGGTCCAACAATATTTGGACATGCATTAGGGTCTGTTTTATATAATTCAAATTTAAATAAAAATGGAAGTTTTGCTAGCGCAAATCCTCAAGTTATAACGTCTAGCTTTGCTGATGTTGTAGAGCACAAGGCTGGGCTAGGATTGTTCTCTTACGAGGGTATTGCTTCTGGTAGTTACATAGCATCATCAGATTTATATTTAAATTCATATGAATATAGAAGTTCCGGTATCTTAGACGGAATAGAGTTATCTCAGACATCAGGAACTAGTACCGATAATAGTTTTTCAATAATTAGACTTAATAAGTCTAATAAAATTGGAAATAGATATAATTCTTTATTCCACGAAAATACTGTCATACGACAAAGGTCAACTGATGGATTTGGTAGAATTATTTTTGATATAAGCAAATACTCCCCAGATATTTCACTTGGTTATAAAGGATTTAAAAACTTTTTAATACCAGAACATAAATTTAAATTAAATTTTAAATCATTAATAATTAATGATAATGGGGAATCTATTGGTGGGGATTCTGTTGGTATATGGATTCATACTAAACCAGAAAATGGAAAAATTTGGAGTTATACTAAAAATAAAATTTGGATACAGCATGATGTTTCATCATTAAACTCTAATGAAGTAATAGATAATTATTCTCATATTTTTGGATCAAATGAATCTCAAAGAGATTTAAGTTCTTTAAATATAAATTGTAATTTATTTCAAATACAATCTAATACTAATAGAGTAAATGATTTATTAGCTTCTATACAACAATCTGAATTTAATAATTTTGAATTAGAATTCAATACTGAGAATATTTTAATTGAAGTTCCATCAGATTATCATATTAACATATCCCAGCAAGTTCATAGATTAGACCAAAATTATGTTATAGAAATATTTACTAATTCGACAAGATCTGATAGATCAACTTTATTCTATGATATAAATTTAATAGATCAAACACTAAATACTTGGTCTAAACCTTTAGTAGATAAAAAAGGTTGTAAAGAATTTAGAGTAGATTTAAGTAAGCCTCAAGTAATGACTATAATAAAATATTTTAATGAATTAACTGGGGCTTACAGTAAGTTTGGTTATGCTAGCAGAGTTGCTAGTTACACTTCGGGAGTATATGAAGTTTCAGGTGGTAGTAGAATAAATCACATGGAAAGTCCAGAATGGATGGCTAACACTAAACTAAGTGGTTATAATCTTTTAAAAGAAATTACTTTTACAAATTAATATGCTAATAGATCAAGCTGGAGAATTAATTGCTGATGTAATGACTGCTAATCGCAGCCTTTCTTCCATACCATCTGCCTCTGCTATATTAGATGCATCTAATTATACTTTTCATGCTATTAGTTATGGTAAAGATGCCGATGGTTTTAGGCATCATGCACATGAAATAATAAATACTGTTGACTCTATAATTCCCTCCAGAAAAACTTTAGTAATTTTTGGAGGGGCAGACTCCTCGGGTGTCAACAATCAAACTTGGGAATTATCTGGAACTTCTTGGAGTTCAGTGTCATTAACAACCAATCCAGGAATACGCATAAAACATTCTACAGCATACGATTCAACTAGAGGTAGATTAGTATTATTTGGTGGGTATTCTGGAAACGTTCCTGTATTTTATGGAGATACTTGGGAGTTAAGCAGCAGTATAAGTTCAACAAGTTGGAATTTAATTTCGACAAGTGGACCATCGCCTAGAGAAGGCGCTGCGATGGCTTACGATTCTATTTCTAGTAGAACTTTATTATTTGGCGGTAGATCAATACAGGGAAATTTAATTACATATAAAAATGATTTATGGTCATGGGATGGTACTAATTGGACAGAATTAGTTCATACTAACAGACCTTCCGCAAGAGCTTTTCATAAAATAGTGTTTGATAGTTCTAGAAATCGTTTAGTTTTATTTGGTGGTGGAATTTCTGGGGGCAAGTTAGGGGACACCTGGGAATGGGGTGGAAGTTCTTGGACCAGAGTTTCAACCACAGGCCCTTCAAGTAGGCAAGACTTTGGTATGGTTTATGATAGCTATAACTCAAAAACTGTCTTGTATGGGGGAGAGGATTCTACTGGCGCATCAAAGGATGATGTGTGGTCTTGGAACGGAACATCCTGGTCCCAGGTAACTCCAACAGGGGCTGGTGGTGCTGGTAGAAGAAAATTGCACGGTATGGTCTTTTGCCCAGATAGAAATCAATCTTTAGTTTTTGGAGGATTTAATCCAAATTCTCCTAATACTTATTATCGTGATACTTGGGCTTTTAATTATACTGTAAGTCCATTTTGGTCCCTAATATCAACTTCTGGACCTAGTGGGCGTATTCAACATAGTGTAGATTATTTTGATAATAAAAACCCCACACAAATAATGACTCCTAATGATGGGATTATAAAAGTTTTATCTTATGAGCCTATCTCAGTTTCTAGTTACCATACTTTAGCTACAGCCTCAGGTTTATTTAGTAGTTATAAATTATTACCTAATTCAATAAAACCAACTGATACTAGATTGGAATCTAACTCAACAGTTACCTTATACTCTACTAATGTACCCGATGTTGGGCATTGCTTAAATTCATATTTAAATTCAAATTTATCTTCTTATAGTCATTTAGTAGGTTGCTTCCCAGCAGCTAGTGGAACCAAATACTGGATGATATCCTCAACATTTAATCCAAGCTCTAATATCATTATATCTGGAACGTTGTCCAGTGTTTATAATCAGCAAAAAATAATGGACATGTCTGGATTTTTAACTTTTGTTGAAGAATCTTTAGCTGTTCAAAATGAATTATTAGCTACTGAAAATTATTTATCTGGTGCTTTAAGAACAACCCCAAATGAGTTTCCTCAAAAAATAAGATTAGCTTGGGGCCTTTACCCAGGTGATGCAGGGTCATTACTATTGTTTGGGGGTATATACCACTTAGGTTTATGGTATTTAGACTTAAAAGAGATGTTAAAACAAGGTTATTATCCTCCTTATAACTTTAATGCACTAAATAATATAAGAAAATATAAGCTTTTTGCAAAGAAAACTTTTAATAAAGACTTATTATACCTAAATGACAATGGGTCTAATTCAGGATTTAAAAGTGTTTTTGAGCAAAATGCTCTTGGTGCTGACTGTATAAAATATATTTGGGATATAAAATTTTATTAATTTATGATATTAAATTTATTAGAAGAATTGGATATTAAAGGTCACTTAACCATTTCTAAGGTCTATTCAAATGGATCTGAGGAGATTGTATTTGATGATCATAATATAATTGTATCAGGGATGGGTGTGGCTTTAGCACATTTATTTTCTTTATCTGAGTCTAATTCAATACTAGATTATCAAATTGATAGGTTTCAATTAGGTGTATCTGGCCTAACTGCTTATGAGGTAAGCACTACTAATAAATTAACTAGACCACTAAGTAGTATATCTGAATATGCTGGGACGGCTGGAAATATACTTGTCGATAAAGTATATCAAATAAAAAATAATGTAATTGATACTACTGAAGTTTGTTATGGTTTAATACCTCAACAAAATATAACTCGTATAGATCCAAATACAGTTAGATACACAATATTTATTGATCAAGATTCTTGTAATAATATCACAAGAGGTGGTTCTGCTGCTTCAATAAACGAGATAGGATTATTTATAAAAAATATAAAAAATAATAATCCTGCTGCACCTATTTTAGTTGCTTATAGAGTCTTTAGTAATATCATAAAGACCTCAGATTTTTCTTTAGTTTTTAGATGGAGTATAAACTTCTAACATGTTTTTAAAAGACGACCTTTACACTGGAACTGGTTCTACTAAACTTTATCATTGCTGGACTGATAAGGTAACTAAGTTTGATTCAAGTTCATTTTATAACTGGGAACAAGATAATATGCCAGTTTATGACCTTGATGAAAGAACCCATTACCTATGGGAGCAATTAGGATTTCCAACTTCTAGCATAGCTGGAGTAATGTTGGTTGTCTCTTCTACTGCATCTGATAGCGACATAGTATGTAATAAAAATGTATTTAGATCAGTTAGTTCTGCAATAGCAGCATTACCACAAACTATAAATTTTCCAATAATTATTGAAGTTGCTAGTTTTGGTGATTTAGGAAATTTAATTTTAAATAATTTTAAATTCGGTCCAAAAGGTTCACTTGAAATTATTAATAGAAACTTCTCTAAAGGAGATGCTGAAGTATCTGGAAACTTAAACTTCAATAATGGTGGAAATCAAAAATTATTTGTTAATTATGGTAATGCTGATTCATCAGTCTTTAATCCACACTCATACTTATCTTCAGTAGCGTTAACCAGCACTATTGAATCCGCAGGTGCCGGAGTAGGATCAACCTTTTCAGTTCGTGGAGGATTTTTACAAGCTTCAGCTTTGAGTTTAAGCTGCTCAATATTTAGCTCACTTACTGATACAAGATTAACATCTAACTTAAATGGATTTATTAGTTTATATAAAAATAATACAAATAAATTCTCAAGAGGTTCTTTAGTAGAGGATGATCAGAATAGTCGAAGCCCATTTAATTCAACTTCATCAACCATAGATTTTACTACTTATGATTTAAATCCTTTGGCATCAGATGGTGTTCATACTTATGATGCTAGCACGCTAGATCTCTTAACTAATAATACTTTATATCTAAATTCTTTTGAAGCTAACTCGCCCGTTAGAGGTTTATTTTTCGGAAATAAATTATTTAAAGTTGTTATAAATAATTGTGAAGGTCCTATTTATCTTAGAAATTTCTTCTTAGATGGTGGTGGAATTAATTTATCAAATAATAATTACGGTATTGAAATTAATAATTCCACAAATATTTATTTAGAAAATACTGTAGTTACAAGATATAGAAAAGCTGGATTAATTTTTAACAATTCAAACGTAAATCTATTAAGAGGTTGTGTTGCTACTAGAATTTATGATTTTGATTCTACAAATAGATTGACGGGACCTTGGTCAATTAAATCAAAATATATCTTAGCTAATGATGGAACTCAAGTATCAAATGAAGATTCTGGTGCAGGACTAATTTCAAATAATAGCATTATTACTGTAAGCTCTACTAGAGTAATAGAAGAGAGTTTACAACAAAGTAATGTTTTATCCAGGCACGGAAGTTATTTTAATTCGTTTTACCCATTTATAAATGCTAATTACATATTTGATTTTAGCAAAAACTCTAATGGAATTATATTAAATAATTCAGTATTACAAGGTGGAGATAAATATTATTCAGATATATCTAATCATTATAAATATCAAATAAATTTTGATATTTATAATAACGTTGGCTATGGAATTAAATCTATAAATTCAAAAATTTCTTTTGATGGTCGATTAAATATTTTTGAAAATTTAAATGGAATTCTTCTTGATTCGTCGGTATTTGAAATTGATAAAGCTACTTTAGTATACAATCAAAAAATTGCGGTAGAATCAAATAATTCAAATATTATTTATAATAAAAATTTGGTTAATTATGGGTCGTATGAGAGACCTTATAGACCATTAATGTTTAGTGGTAACGGACAACATTTAGTTTTAAATAATTCAAATATGAATCCAGTATTTACTTCAGGCATGGATTCTATTTATGAAGAAATTATTTTTGATAGACCAATAGGGAGATTAAATTCAACTTTAAAACAAATTATACCTTCTGTTGAAATTAAAAATAATTCAAAGGCTGTCTTAGTTTCCCCATATATGAAAAGAGATTCTAATCATTCTACTATTGCTGCCGCTGCTGCTTGCAAAGGTTCTGAAATATCTGTTTTAAATAATTCAAAATTAAATATAAAGGGAACTAAGAATTATGCTACTAGAGTTTTTGGTCCGCAGGGAAGAGTTTTCCAAAGTAATATAGCCGCAATATATGCAGGTAATAAATCAACTATTGAGATAAATGGTCCAACAGTAATCGCGCAATATGGTATAGATTTATTAGCTGAAAGTAATTCTACTATTAGTATGAATCCTCACAAATCTATAGATAATAGATCTATAGATTTAAGTTCATTTAATTTATTAGATAGTGGAAATCATACCGCAGTTGAATTACATAGCACTAGAGCCTGTGTTGTTATTGATGATCATTCAACATTTGATGTAAAAGATTTAGGATCTTGTAAAACTTCCTGGACCAGATCAAATATTTATAGTAGTTTAATTCTTAGTGGATTAGATTATTCTGATCAGATTGAGATATTAGATCCCTATGTAAGTGCAGGTAGTTTACAATTCTATCCAAATCCAATAGGGTCTTATAATAATGCCCTGGGGACTTTCCCAGGTATTGATACCTTAGCTTCGTTAACATCTGAAAAATTTACAGCAAATTCAAATCCAGGATTACATTATTTAAAAAGTCCCTCAGTAACATCTGTTTTTGATTACAGTGCTGTTACTGCCGGTGGTTACTGTGTCAGAGCATTAAATAATAGTTTAGTAAATATTCATAATGTTAACTTCCCTTGCGGATGGTGGCAAACTTCTGCACCTTACTATGATAATACTATAGGAATAAATTCAGGTGGTTATTGTTCTAAATTGTTTATTTGGAATATTGCTGATACCTCTCAGTTAAAAGCTTCTTATCTTTCTGTCAGTGGATTATATCCAAGAACGGCAGGTTATTATGGCCCAAGCGGGCTTTGGGCTAGTGGAGGTAGCACTAGAGTGGCTAGTGGAATGCCTAGTTCTACCCCAGATACTAGTTCAGTATCCATTTTGGATTATTTTGGTGCAGCGGCAACCAATTTAAATCCATTTGGAAAAACTACAGCGCAGAATTATGGTCCATTTAGATTATACTTCTCTGTGGACCCAGTTGTATATGCACTGACAGAAGCGGCATCTAGTGTCAGTGGATTTGGTTATATCCCTCAAATATATTCTCAGGGATACCAACCAGTATCTGCTTTAGTGTGTAATTCAGATGTAAGTAATATTTACTCTGTAGCACTTCAAAGAAATTCTAGTAATATTATTGCTCCATCTGGATACTATTATGGATCTAGTATAATGAGTAACAATGGATTTATTAGAATTTCGTTAGATGAATCCGCAGCAGAGACATTTGCAAATGCTAAACATTGCTCTGTAGGTAAATCTGGTAATGCTAAATTGACATCAATTCATTATCCGTATACCTCAAAATTTGGAAGCTCTTATGGAGCTTTAGGAATTAAATCAGTTAACTTATTTGATATAGAGAGAGATAACTAATGGTAGACTACAACGATAGTTCATATAAATTTACTAATCCGATTAGATATTTTAAAGCTAATGATCCTATTTACTATGAAGTTGAAAATATACCTTTAAAACAACTTCAAGAAAATGATCTTTGGCTTAAGGATCAAATTACTACCACGGTATCAAGAGTTAACTCTATAAAAGATGAATTTGATAGAAGTGGATTTAGTGAATTAAAACCTTACTGTGATGGAACTAATAATGTAGTTAAGGTAAAACCAGGGAGGTTTACTGCAAGAATAAATGATGCATATAACTTAACTCCTCTACAAATAATTAAAACTTTAACTGGTGGTAGTGCGGCATCAGGAGATTACAATTCATGGTCAGTAGACTCTTTAAACTCGGCAGACTTATCCAGTATCATAAGTAAATTTAGAAATGATAATCTAACTCAAACCGCATTAAACATGAACGGTTTAGTTGAGAGAGCCTTCAGTTATCCAGCTTGGATATCTGATAGATCAAGTGGGTATCAATTATCCTCGTCACCAGTTATAAGTAATGTTGCTACACCTGATAGCACTAAACAACCCCCTTATCCATTAATCCAAGCTCAACTTTGGAATTCATTTAATCAAGGCGGCACAACTAGTTATGTAATTCGTCAATATGATAAGGATGCTGCAAATATTGGATTTGCATCTTTAGGTTCTGCTGAATCAGAATTTATTAAAAAATGGAGAGGCGTTGCCAGAACTTCAGTTGTTGATATTCCTGATGAATTGTCTATAACTATTCCAGAATTTAATACTAATGATTTTTATTATTATAACGAACAAAATCAAAGAATAATTTTAAATAATGCTTCACAAAGAATTGATCTTTTGTTCGTATATTCAAAGCCCGTAGATTCTTCGGGGGCGACTGTTGCTAAATTTGATAATCTTGGAAAGCCAACCACAATTACTAAGGCTGAATTAGGATTAGTTCGTGGTGCTGGAATAGGGTTAGACTTTTTTAATTACCCACAAGAATTGAAAAAATTATTAAGTGCTAGGGTATCTAATTCAGACGGAACTTTAAAAATTCTCCCTCATGTTGGGGATCAAAATGGCTCCAATAATGGATTTAAAGTATCTGGTAGTTTCATAAAGGGATCATTTCCTTCTCCAGATGACTTAATGAATTTAACTCCATTGTTAGATGAGGAGTTAGCTAATAATCATTATGCACTAATTGGCCAATCAATTCTCCCAATAGCTTACATTGTCGTAAGAAGGGATGCACAATTTAATAATAATGCTGTTAGAATAATTACTACTAGTAATATTATTGATATTAGACCTTTCTTTAGAACTACAGAACTTTCATATAATGAACGTGCTGGTATCGCTGCTGCTGTGCCCGCACCATCATTAGCTAATCCAGTTGTAACCCAAGCTGAATTAGATTATGAAATAAAAAGAACTTATGCAAATATTGTTAGTGAAATAAGATCTGGTGGATCTGGACTTTTAAAGTCTCAAATATTGGCCACAGGAATAATTCAAGGTGGATTCTACTATGGTGTGGAAGGTTCTATAGCAAGAAGATTAAGGTATTCAACTTCTAAAACTGCGGAACAGGTAAAAACTGAAGTTAGAAATTTATTTAAATATACAAGAGATATTCCTGATTTACCTGAATGGGATTTAGCAAATTGGTGTGCAAATATTACTGGTCCTGGATTATTACCTAATGATAGAATTAATAGAATTACTTTAGCTAATTATAATAATTTATTATTTGGAACATTAGCTAGAAATCCAAATATGTCATTATTTACTAGCCCAACAGATATTACCTCATGGGAAGATACAGCTACATTTAATTTATTTGGTGGTAAATCAGGTAAGACTCCCCCCCCTAATACGGCTGGTGGCCCAGCTTTAAATGTTCAAAACCCTATTACTATACATTATATAAAAAAGAAAATAAAATTAAGTGGATTATCTGATGCTGGATTTTCTAGTTATAATGTAAATGTTCAATATTTAAATTGCTGTCCAATAACAGGAAAATCTTATAGAGCTAATACTTCAACAACAAATAATACAGGTGGAGTACTCACAGCAGACAATTTTTTGCAAAATACAGTTCAAGGAATTTGGGTAGAAAAAAGTAAAAATGAACTTGGTAGTAATGAAGATTATTTTACAATATATGTTGCAATAGCTGCTAATGATAATGAGTATTTAGCATTTAACAATGTTAACGGTGCCGCAAAATATGATATGTCCATTTTAGCTAATAGAAAAAGTGATAGCTTTGTAGGATTCTCTGTAATTAATAGTAAAATGCCAATATCAGGAGATGCAGATAATATTAATAATACTGGATTGGCTGTGTATCCAACTATTCAATTTGAAGTTGTTGGAATTCCAAATAACTTCCCTGGAACAAACATGTCTTTTGGTGGTATAGAGCCGATAATTTCAGTACTAGGTTAACAATAATGGTTTTTGATACTCCTCAAAGATTTCCATGTGGAGACTTTAAACCTGGGTATGCTCCAAGTCCAGGTCCAGGAGTTAATAATTCACATCCTGTAGTTTATGTTCCTACTTTAGTTAGACCTGAAGAAGTTTTTGTAGTTCCTGATTCACGAATTCCTCCAGGTGGCCCAGATATACCTGTCCCAGGAACTCCAAGCACTGGAAATCCCTCTGGCCCAACTCCTAAAGGCCCTGCAACTCCTCGTGGTGGTGGTTCAACTGGGGGTGGCGGTGGGGGAACTACAACCCCTAGATTCCCCCCAAGAGGAGATACAACTGGTGGTGGTAGAAGAGGTCCGGTTACTCCTAGAGGCACAGTGCCAGATATAAGATGGAGGTGTGCATCCCAAGATCAATTTTGTCCACCAAATGGTAGTGAAACCCAATCATTAGTAGTAAGTGCAACACAAAGAAGATGTGTAAGATGTGATCAGGGGGCAGCAGAATCTATAGGTTCTTGGTATGGTAGGTGTCCATTTGAAACGGAAAATGCTTGTTTAACATTATGTAGGAGTAGCACAGTTAGCCCAATTCCTTGTATTACAACAACAACTACAGGTGGGTCAGTTGTAACTCCAAGGAATGAAACTAATCAAAATCCAAATGATTTAAAAACATCATTACTTCGGAGTAGTTCAGTTACTAATTCTAACATAGATTCAATGATGTTAAGAAACTCTGCTCCTAAGAAAATTACTACAAATATAGTAATAAACAATAAAAATTTTAAAGGTAACTCATCAACTTCTGCGGGATACAATGACTCAAGCATGTATCATCCCTATTATAATTTCTTTAAAACACAAGCAGATCCTAATACTAAATTAGTTTCAAACAATTTATACACTAATATTTTTTCAGATTTAATAGCATCAGAGGTTAATTACTTTTTAAATAATGTAAATTCTGGTGGGCCTTGGCACGAAATAAAAATAAATAATTTAACTACAGAAAAAATTGCAATAAGTTTAAAACCTGAACTATTAACTGCATTAACAAATATACACACTATTGCTAATAAAAGAGTAAGTGAACAAGAGTTTTTAGAAGTAATAAAAAAACATTTATTAGAGGGGACTATAGATCAATTTGATCCAAATTATTATTTCTATACTTACAATGAACAAATAGAAGATGAAGTTATTGAATATTCAGAGACTGGCGAGACTAGGGCTTCCATCGACGCAGCCCTATCAATCTTTGAAGTAAACTCTAATAATCCAAACTACGAAACTTTAGAAACCTCCACTGAAAAAACTGAATACAAAAGAATGAGATTCTTATTAGAAGATATTGAATCTGGAATAAGGGTCTTACAGATAGAAGGAAATCAAGACAATCTTTTACTAAATAATGTAGGTGCTCCAGTAAGGATGATAGATGAATCTTCTTTTGTTCCACAGACTATAGATACAGAGGTTAGAATAGGTGACGGAGCAGGATATTATTTTTCAACATTATTAATTGATGGAAGTGAATACCCTTTACCATCTGAGCATTCTTTAAGTGATGTTGGACATTTAAATCCTAATAGTAAATACGCTTCTTTAAATATTCTAGGGAAAGCTGGAGATCTGAGATTGACTGTAAGTTCTCAACAATCATATCATGAACTTACCCCTGGGTATAATTTCTCATCGGACGTTGGTGTAATGTATTTTGCATTAGATTTAAAATCAGTAGGAGATATACCAAATCCAAACTCAGTAATTAATATATTATCTGGAACTTACAAAAGACTAACAGATGAAGAAGCAGCCCACCATTCAAGAAATTATAGTTTTAATATAGTTAAAGTTAATATTGATTACAAAGATCCGTTTATTCAATATTCAAGAGACACTAGTAATATTTACTTGGAACAAGATGATTTTGATCTAAGAGAGTTTGATGTAAATAGATCTATAAAGTCTTTTAGAATAATGCCAAGAACAATACCCGCAGCAATAATATTAACTCCGGGCTGCGGATCTTATCATAATCCATTTAATAGTAAATCAAATATTAAACAATTTAATAATACTCTAATTATCAGGATATTAACAGTAAGACCATCTCATGATTCAAGAGATAGCACAATTGATAAACCATTAATAGATAAAGCTAATATTTATGAAACTATAGGTACCGATCATTTTGGCTTATACGAAAAATATTTATTACCAGATATACATGGTAGTATATTTACATATAGTCCTAGTTCCGATATATTTAATCAATCATACTATTATAATGGAGAGTATAGTAATATACAACCTCCTTCAAGTATGCGTGACGGATCACCTGAATCAAAACTTATTAATTTAATTAATAAATTAACATCTTTAGAAGGTGTAGAACAATTAACTTGGTGGGACGTTTTTAGAAGATTAAATTTAAATGAAATTGCATCTTTAAATTATACTAGCAATGATTCTTTAATCAAAGAATTATCTATCGGGTATAGTAATGGAGTTCCTATAAAACATGTCCTATCTAGATGGGATATTAGACCAACAGGTATACCTGATGGAGTGGTGATAGAAAATGATAAAATTTATGTTAATGTGGAGGACAGAGTTTTAGATGCCACGTAGAGCTTTAACACATTTAGATGGGACTACTGGCCAAGGCATAGGTGGTCATAACTGTAGTCCTCTAATAGGAGTTATAACTCCTATTAATCCGCTTAATTTACTTGTTACTATAGGTGGAATTCCTATTTGTGTAGCTGGAGATATTCTACCCCCTCATGTTAATTGCCCCGGACATCAAACTGTTGTAAATCCTGCATTTTGTAGTTTAGGAGTAAAGGTTGGTGGGTTTCCCGTAGCCGTTGAACTAGGGACTTTAGTATGTGGTGATACTTTATTAAAAATATTGCCAGGGGATGTTTTTATTGGAGATTCTATATTAGGTTAGTTAATTTTAAAAATTAATTAAAATATATTTAATGGTCGTATAAATAGATATAGGTAATTATTTTATTACGAGGTATAAAAATTATGAAGAAAGAGATTTTGAAGGAAGAAGTTGATCAAATTATCAAGCAGTCATTCTGGGGTATCGGTGGAGTAAGACTTACCGAGAATACCGAGGCTGATGCTGCTCCAGTTGAGACTGAAGAGCAAGTTGAAACTGAGGAAGTTAATGAGGAAACTCATTCCTGCCCACTTTGTGAGTCAGCCCTAGAGAATCCTATCTCCGATGAAAAGTTAACTGAGCACATTGAGATGATGCTTGGTATCATTAACGAGATGAATGATATTACGGATGAGGAGCTAGAGGCTATTGAGGAAGAGATTGATGAGGTTGACGACGAGGATGATGACGTTGAAGTCGTTGAGGAAGCCAAGAAGAAGATGCCAGCCTTTCTGAAGAAGGGTAAGAAGTATGGCGATAAGCCTATGGCAAAAGCCTGAGGCTAAGTTAACCAGTTAGTTTAACTGCATGAGTAATCAACAATTTCCTGATATTTCAGTAGGCGACTTTGCCATGGACGTTTTAAAAGACATGGCAAAGGACCCTAAAGCATTAAAACCTGCTTTAAAAGAATCAACTATTGAATCTGCTAATGCTCCAGATGTTAGCAATATAGAAGTTTCTGAAGACTTCGTATCTTTAATTACCGAGGGTAAGAAAGTTAAACCTAAAGTTGATTCTGTTAAAATCCCTATTGAAGAAAATATGAAGGATTTAATAGTTAGATTATCTGGGTTATTATCAGAAGCAAGACAACTTATGGAAAACATTTCCCCTGGTTGCACGACTGTTGGCAATCTGGGGATTAATATGGCTGGATCTTCTAAGAAGAATAAAAAAAGAAAAAATACTTTAACTTATAAAGTTTCAAATAAAGTAGTAGAATCAGAAGAATCAGAAGATAATAATCCATGGGCTATATGTCACTCATCAGTTGATAAAGCAAAGAGTGATAAATTTGAACGTTGTGTTAGAAAAATTAAAAAGAAGTATGGTATAAAATAATGGAAGACTTCTTTAAAATATTAAATGAATCTAGACATGAATCTGGTAAAGGCTCTAAGAGTGGTAGAGAGGCTATTCATCGTAAGAAGAGTGAGGCTCATACCAACCCAGGGAAGTCCAGAGTAAGAGTATACAATTCAATTACGGATGCACTTAAGAATGGATACATGGGTCAAAAATTCTCAACTAGAAATGCTGATCGTATCTATGTAGTCACTCACCAGAAGTGGGGGAAAGATAAAGAACAAATTATAAATGGTAGATCCGCAAAAGGATTTTCTACTTCCACCCCACACAAAAGAATTGAAAAATACTCTAGAGATACCATTATAAGACACGCTGGTAAAGATAAGCGCCGCAGACAAAAAGAAGGTAAATAATTATGCAACAGCTACAAGACGTATTCATTCTTCAGAATATGAGAATAATCAATGAGGGTAAATCTGGCCCTCTAAAGGTTCGCGGGATATTCCAAAGAGCCGATGAAGCTAATAACAATAATAGAGTTTACCCTCACAAAGTTCTTGAGGGCGCTGTTAAATCTTTGAACGAAGCAATCAAGGAGCGTCGTCTTGTTGGTGAGTTAGACCACCCCACTTACGATATGGTAAAGTTATCTAATGCTTCTCACTTAATTACCAACCTATGGATGGAAGGTAAAGAGGTTATTGGAGAGGCTGAAATCCTCCCTACCCCAGCCGGAAAAGTTGTTGAAGGTCTAATTCAAGGTGGCGTAAAGATTGGTATTTCTAGCCGTGGAATGGGGACTCTAAGCGAAAGCAAGACTGGCGCTAAGACTGTTAACGAGGACTTCAAGCTCCTTACTTTTGATATTGTAGCTGACCCATCAACCCGTGGTGCTTACCCAGCCCTAACTGAATCCAAGCAATATAGCAAGGATAAGAAGATCATTGAATCAACTATTCGTAACGTAGTTGGTGAGAGATTATTCCTCAAGCTTCTTGAGAAGAAGATCAATGATAAGCTTGGCAGAAAAGATGAGGTGACTAAGACTGACGCTGAAGCCAGAGCGATGGTTGGTTACAAAAGAAAACAAGCACAGAAACTTAGATCCGAAGGAGATCCCCAAGGAGCTAAAAGAGTAAAGAAGACTACCAAGTCTTTGATAAAGCATATTAAGGGTGGAGCTTACCCAAAGTAACAAAAATAATAAATTTTTGTTAAATTTTAAATTAAAAGGATAGATAGTTATATGAGCAAAAATTCATTAGAACAAATAGCAACCCTACTACCTGAGGGTCTAACTGAGGACGTAATCGAAAAGATTGCTACCCTCGTTCATACCAAGATTCAGGAGGAGGTCAATGCTAAAACGGAGGATTTAACGATTAAGGTTAAAGCCTATTTAAGAGGTCAGATTGAGCGTCTCAAGGAACAGGCTATTAAGGAGCTTGAGCTTGAGAACGAGACTTATCGCAATGCCCAACTATATGAATCTGTAAAGGCATTGTTTGCTACGGAACTAACCTCTGAAGATGAGGATAATGCAGTTCACATAATGGCCGAGGAGCAACTCAGTCTATCTAGCAAGATGGAAGTTCTGGCCTCTGAGCTAAACAACTCATTGAAAGAAAACATTCAGCTTAAGAAGCTTCTAAAGGTTGTCTCAGATAAGAATGAAAAACTTGAAGAGAGTGTTAAGCAAACCAAGCAGAATTTAGCAGAATCAAGAGCTATCAAATCAATGAAGCTTTCTGATACTGCTGAAGTTGTTTCTAAGGAAAATTTCCAACGTCAAGGGAAGAA